AAGACAAATTCCATTTACTTTTTCCTTTTGTATTTTCTGTGTGTTTGAACTCGCCAAGTCCAATGGAATATTGCCCTTGTTATCTTTTCTATTCTTTTTAACACCCAATCTATCATTATAAATACTCATAAATTATTTTAATATTATTTTTTTAATACTTTTCTCTCCCATATAAATTTCTGTTTCTGCTGTACCTCGCCAACATTTATAAGATACTGTTTCACTATAAGTTCTTTCAGATTCTCTTTTATGTCGCAAACATTGTGCCATTCCATTAGGTTGTATTCTATGTTCTTTTATTTCTCCATTTACAAACATTAACAAAGCTACAACTGTTTCGATCATTGGCTACTTCCATTTGTATATTTCATTTCTCTGTTTGCATCTTTTAGTTTTTCAATATCTATTAAAACTTTATCCATTTGTTTTCTTAAAAATTCTATATTAACTTTATTTAAAGCCATCTCCTCAATATGTTTATTAAGCTTATCTGTTGTTTTATACAAATCTTCAATCATCATAAATTGTTCTGAATCTGCTGGTAATGAACCTAGCTGTCCTCTTGGCCATTTAATTCTAAACTCTGTATTTTCTTCTAAATCTTTTTCCATTAATTGTAATCTAGTGTCAGTAATATTTAACCTTTCAACCATTTGAAAATATCCCATTGTGCCAAGTGCTACAATTACAATCAAACTAGCAACTGTCTTAAATGGCATTTGTACTTTTGCTTCTTCAGATAAATTAAGAGGTTTATTGCTCATAATTTAAAACCTTTCTTCCATGATTGGATTGCCCAGTAAGCTGGACTTAAAGTTTTTTGTCCTTTTACTTTTGCCAAGATGGGTCTAAATCTAGCAAAGAACATTCTCTGTCTTGTAGGATTATTCTTTCTGATTGGCATACCTTTTGCACCAAATCTAACTATTTGAACTCTGCCTGTTCTTTTGTTTCTTACAAATACACCAAATTTTTTAGATGCAGATGGTGTTCTAAAAGGTTTGTTTAATTTTCTATTTCCATGAATTGAC